GTAGTTTACCACCATTAGTGATAAATCTATTCTGAGATGAGAAGATACGCATTAGTGTATCCTGAAATACATGTGGTTTACCTACACCATCATAAGATGCACCTAGGTACTGAGAGTCAATGAAATTACCACCAAATCCATCGTAGTGTTTAATTATCATTGAACTTCCTGCTGTATTTGCCATAAATTTAAGTTTTTAAAATAATTAATTATTTGAAATTAAGAAAATATTGCACTCCAATCGAAATTGTCAGGAGACGATGTAGAGTGTGAACCAGATACTTTAGACTTAGAATCTGAGAATTTCTCAGCTAATTTTTTCTCTAAGTCTTTAACAGCATTGGTTTTTCCTTTTTTAGACATTCTATCATCTAATACAAATCCTTTCTTTGGATCATAGTCCATTAGTATATCTGCTAGTTGAGTAAAATGCTCTTTGTTTTGCATTATAGATTGTATCACACTATCTATTCTAGATCCTTTTGAATTCTCTGAATAGATAAAGGATTTAATCATACTTTTTCTTTGAGGAGTTAGTTCCATGTTATCTATAATATTATATATCTCCTCTCTTTCTCTTTTTAAGTTCTCTAAGTTACTAGCTTTGAGATGTTGTTCTTTTTTTATAAGCTCTTTTCTATTCTGCTCTTGAATACTTTTCAGTTCTACAGCAGTTTCGTATACCTCATCTAGAAACTCTTCTTGTCCTTTTTCTTTCATCAAAGTAAGGAGCTTTTCTATTTTGTCATCTGTATATTGTGTAGTCTGTCTATAGTATTCTCTGATTATTTCATCTTGTATGTATGGATCCTCTAAATCTGCCGTAGACACATCTACTGGATCCATCATATAAGTTTGGAGAAACTCCTTTACAGAACTACCTCCTGTTAAACCATAATGAAGTATTGGTTTAAAATCGTCTGGTAATTGATTCCACAATGAAAGAGCTACTGCTTTTTGCTGATTAACTGCAGTTTGTTCCATAGCAGACGACAATCCTTTTGCTGTACCATCGAACACATAATCATCATCAGTAAGAAGCATATTGTTCTCCACTAAGAAATCATAATATTCTTTAATACCTTCAACAGGTGTTGGATCTGATTCAGTATCTGATTTTGAATTAGGATCGGGTTCTGGATCTGATTCAGTGTTTGGTTCAGCGTCTGGCTCTGGGTTAGGATCTGGCTCTGGGTTAGGATCTGGTTCTTGTCCTGATTTCTCCAGTCCTTCTATCATGTCTTCGTCATCATAGGTAAAATCGTTACCTCCTGACAATAGATCTTCTAATGATTCTGTGCTCATAGTCGGTGCAAAATTAAATTTTTATTATGTTCTTTTAAAATCAATTAAGTATTAATAGCCGATTTTTTGAGATCGGCTATATTCCTTACGATTTTTTTGTACTAGTAGGCTTGTTAGCCTGTTTCTTTTTTATTTCTAATTCCTTCTCTTTAAGTTCTTTAGTTTGACGTAATTTGTCTTTTTCTAAAGCTAGTTTGTCAGCAGACATTTTAATTTGTGCTTTAAGTTTTTCTATCTCTAAGGGATCAGGTACACCATTATTATCGGCATCTAGATCCATCTGATATTTGAATACATCAATCTCTGCCTTCTTAATAGTAGTTTCTGCTCTGAGTGTTTCAATTTCCATAGCATTCTCATGTTCCTTATCAAGTATTTGCATCTGATTAGTAAGCTGTTGTTGTAATATCTGCTGTTGTTGTTGAGCTTCCATCTGTTGTTGTTGCTCAATTCTTTGCTGCATTTCTTTCTCAGATCGTGCAATAGTTCTCTTAAATTCAGAAAGAGATGAAGTTTGGAATAAGTCAAGTAGATCAGAAAATTTAGCCTTATCATTCTGTAATAATTCTAACATATGCTGCTTAGCAAATTCAAATGCATCATGTTGCTTAGAGGATTCTAATACAAATACTCCCATTTGGCCAAATGATAGTTCACCTGGTTTTATATTAAGAGTCTGAACAGATAAATCATCTAATATCCATTGAAAGTTCATTTCCTTATATTGGAATGTGTACGCTGCAGTTTCTAATAGGGAATTATAAATATCTTCCCACAATGTATTATGTAAGTAGAAATAAGACTCGGTTATAACTGCTGATTGATTTAAGTTTTGTTGCGCATTAGTAACAGCTTCAGTAGAAGAAGTTTGTCCTTCTCTTTGTTTATTAACACCAGCTACATCTGCTATTTGAAAATCTAGATTTTGTAATAGTTGTACATAATTCATTATATGTTGCATATTAGATCTAGATACCACACTAGCTGGATTACCTCTCTGTGCTGATCCTGGTCTTTCTGCATTCTGTAATGGGTTATAGAAGTTCAAGTCCATATTCTCTATATAGTACATCACCTTGTCCACATCCATGTTCTCTGGCATTTGCGTAGTATCTAGGTTTAGTAATTGTCCTTTATCTCTTGCTATAAGATGCTTTAATTTATGCATTACAATAAAATATAGATACTGGAATGGTTTCATTCTAGATACCATAGAGCAAGATGTGGCGTTCATGTTAGAGTAAACTACTCCGTGATATCCTAACTTTACTCTTTGTGGATTGGCTACGGAACGAATTTGATAGGGCTTTGGTCCTATCTTACAATACATATCTTCGTTAATCTTTATACCTGACCATACTTGTGTAACCCATTGGAATTTTAACATACTGTCATCCCATACATACACAGTCTTCTTGGCTCCCCATTCATCACTTATTTGTTCCACTTCTGCGTATTCAGGAACTATAAAATCTTCAGTAACCATAATAGTTTCCTCATCACCGAATTCATTTAATTGGGTAAGATAACCTATCTTAGCTTCTGACTGCCACTCTACATGTGTAACTAAATGGTCTTCTGTAGTAGTTCTTCCATAGTTACCATCTAATGGCGTAGTTAACGCTGCATTTTGAAATTTTAAATGTGTATTAGAAAATGGATACACCATCATATCAGATGGTTCAAATTTTCCACCTGATGACATGGGAGCATATTGTACTCTATCTATTTCCTCCTTAGTTAAATAATCGCCAAACAAATTTAAAACATCTAATGTAGACATCTTAACTCTGTAGCCAGCATACATACCATCTTGTATATACTTAGTTTCTGCAGATTTATGATAAAATAAAGCAAGAGGATTAAGTACATTTACAGTAGGGTACTCCTGTTCTATTCCTACCCATGCTGCTTCTACATCTGATATAAGTCCGTGTTTAAATGTATCATTCTTTTTAGACTTTAAATCAAGAGACTGTGTTAAATAGTTAAGCAACTTATTAGCAACTATCTCTGCAGATTCTTGGTAAGTGGTATTTAAATACTTATCAATTAAATTAGGAGGTAATGCACTGTCTACTATTTCTTGTATCTGCTGCTGTATTTGTTGCTGCATTTGTTGCGCTTGCTCTGGTGGAATCTCTCCTTGTTGTGCTTGTTGTTGCATAACAATTTGTTGTGCTTCCATCTGTGCTTGCTGCATCATAGCATTTATATACTGCTCCAGCATATCGTCTCTTTTTTTCAATTTAGACTTTATGCCGTCTTCTGATAGTAGTACTGCTTTATATGAAAAAGGTCTTCTAAGTTCTTCTCCTAAAAGAACTTGAACCTTATTTGGTATCTTATTATATGGTTTTATCTCATCTTCTATTTGACCTACTTGTATTCCTAATGGATTACATTCAGCTTCAAAATCTTTCTGATTTAATATATTATTAAATAGCTTATAATTTTTCTCCATTTCTTCATATGAAGTGGACATAGAAGGGACAAACGCATGATACTTGGTTATATAATCGATTATATCCTTACCCCACTGCGAACCATCTGCTAGCTTTTTCGACAGCGGGAGTCTCTGAATCGGAAAGGGCGTTTGTTGCAACATTTCTAAATAAATTTTTATTGTTAATTATAAAATCGAAGTTTTTAGATCCCATCTTTTGTGGTACCTTTAAGGAATCCTCTAACTCCCTGGACATTTGCGCAAGTCCAAATATAGCTCCCATTAGTCCCATCACCCTATCGAAGTTGCCTTCATAAGAAAAGAATACTATTTCTTGTAGTAGTGCACTGGAAGAAATTAGATCAATATTTCTTTTGTTATCTGCTCTTGGTTGTAAGAGCCAATCTCGCAGATATGATATACCTTTTTTCTTTATAAATTGATTCGACATCGGATACCCATACTCTATTGTAGGCATACGTGCATATGATGCCGTAGTTGTGAATAATGCAGTTGGTTTAGTGGCTAATAGATCTAGCCTTTTTACTTTTTCGAAATAATCCTTCGTATTACCTACAGCATTTTCAAAATATATTTTTGCTTCTCCGTAGAACAATGACAATTTAAGTAGGGTATCATTTACTTTATTCATACCTTCATAAGGTCTACCTACATATTCTGCCACTATTTCATCGTGTCCTATATCATTAAAATGTTGTGCAGTTTTCACAACATATATAGATGCAAGAGATTCCCCTCTTTCATTATCATCTCTGTATGGGTCATGTCCTATTACGTATGCCCCCTGTGGTATTTTACCATCTATCGTAGCAGGAAACTCATATATAATAATAGCTCCCTCTCTATCCGCATCTTTATGTGGAAATTTAGTTATTGGTTTTAGCTTTCCTTTAGAATCAATCTTATAATTAACTCCATTAGTTTGTGTAGCTTCTGGATCAAAATATAGTTCTACTACCTTTTCAATAAGCTGAAATACATTAGATGATTCTAATTCTACTAATCTTCTAGCAGCTTCCCCTGCAGGTAATATAGCAGAATTTTCTGCTAAGAACATTTCAGACGGAAAGATAGGATTGTTTACAATCTCCTTAGTTAACGCTGCCTCTGAACCTCTTTTATCTTCTTTTAATTTCCTTCTTCTAAGTAATTCTTGTTTTGCCTTATCTAAGTCTGTCCACCCATCAGTGCGATATTTATCACCTAAATTATATGTAGCAGGAATGAATCTACCTATAAGACCTTTCATCTCATAAGTATCTTGTAATCTTATTGCATCATACTTACCGGGATTATAGAAAATCTCTTTAGCTCCTAAAGTAGATCCTCCTTCCATATCACCACCAGTTCCTAAGAAAATAGCAGTACCAAATTTTCTACCATTAAGTCGCATATTCTCTACAGAAGCATCATAACATTCCAGTATATTAGCATGCATACCTACCTCTTCATACACCATTATAGTATTACGACCACCCTGTGCAGCAAACGGATTATCCGCATAAGACACATGTTTTATAGTAGAAAACGATCCTGCTTCCTTCCATTTATTGCCTACTCTTTTCTTATACTTGGCCTGATATACAGATGATGGAGCTAGAGATCCTATGGTCTTTTTAGAAAAAGGAGAAGGATACACTGATCCTAATATCTCTTGTTCACCAGGTAACTTATCCAACATTATCTTCACTTTAGCAAGTAGATCAGCAGAGAAGTTAGTGTGTCCTGCTCCTACCACTATGTCTACAGCAGATGGTGATATAGTCGGATTATAGACAGTTAAACCATCAAATAAAAACTCATGTGCTACCAACGAAGCTACCATATAGGACTTGCCAAATCCCCTTGCTCCCATTAGAATATAGTTCTCTGCTTCATTCTCATATAGGGCAAGCCCAATATTCTGTGGATGCTGTCGTTCGATATACTCTCTAGGATCTTGATACTCTTTTCTAGTGCCATCTGGTTTAAAACAAGACTCTGGCAATTCTTCATCTGGAACATCTTGTACTAATCCATGATAACATGAATACTGCTCATCTAGTTCAAAACCAGAGAAACCTCTGGCTACGGTTACATCACGGAAAACTATCCATTCTATATCTCGTAGCAGAGGTTTATCAAATACTTGTGCCTTATCATTATCATTTCGCTTCTTCTTAATTGTGGCAAAATTAGCATAAAAATATAGTTTAGGTGGCATCCAATATCCTGACTGCCAATATCCTTCAATACATCTACGCTTTTGCTCTCTCCAATATTCTAAATATAAAGAAGTAGCTGGATGATATATAGGTATCTCTTGTTCTAAAAAGTTAGATTGTGCTATTAACATTATTGATTTAAAAGGTTCATATCATCACCCATAGGTGATAAAGTTTCTTGAGTAGCTATAGGTGTTATAGTAGCAGACGTAGTTATCAGCAACTGTGCTACTGAAGATGCTGCAGCTAATGCAGATGTGAGTACTAAGGTAGGATCAATTACCCCTGCATCTAACAGATTCTCAACTCTATTAGTTACAACATTAAACCCATCTACATCATTATGCGCAAAGTGCGTATTCTCTAAAATATATTTATAATCTACTCCAGCATTTTCGCATATCTGTCTAAATATAGAAAACGTAGCTCGTCTAAATTCTCTCTCTACATTATAACTCACATCACTTTTAATTTCAGTAGAAGCCTTAATAAGTGATAGTCCTCCTCCTGGGGAAATACCTCCTCTAACAGCAGCTTGTGTAGCCTGTAGCGCATCATCTATCCTAAATTTCTTTTCCCTCATCTCTGCCTCAGTTTCACCACCTACATATAAAACAGCCATCTTACCAGATAAGTTAGCTAGTCTTTGCTTATTTAAATTAGCCATAAACTCATGCTCAGATGAAGTAATCTCGCCTCTAATAATCTCTACACGCTCCTTTATATCTTCTGATTTACCTGCTGCTCCAATTATAGTAGTATCTTTAAAACTAACCACAATCTTTTCACAAGTACCTAAATCTTCTATAGTAACCTTACTTAATTTATCTCCTTTAGCTTCCGATATAAATCTACCTCCAGTAAACACCGCTAAATCCTCTAATAATGCTGTCCTTCTTTCTCCAAATGCGGGTGCCTTAATAGCCACTACAGGAAAATTAATTCTTATCCTATTAGTCACTATAAGTGAAATAGCTTGTGCCTCTATCTCATCAGCCACTATAATAAGTGGTTTAGAAGCTTTTGCACACATCTCCATTATATGCGATATATCCGATGTCGATCTAATCTTCTTATCTGTAATCAATATAGCCGGACTAGAATACTGTGCTACCATTTTCTTATGCTCATTTACAAAATAAGGCGAAAGCATTC